CCCATCTAAATAACCAATTGACCCCGCGCCGGGGTAATCAGGGTCGCTAATCTGTTGAAATACATCAGTTGTGGTGTTATAAATGTAGCCTGGCCCGTTTGCAGCAATAACAATTTGAGTGCCATTGTCTGCAATGCTTACCGGGCCGCTATTTGCTACAACACCTTTAGCCGTGGCGACATAAGACGAGTCTATCTTATAGAATGTATCGCCGCATACAGCGTAAAGAAAGTTACCTAACGTCCACAAACCCCGCACTTCTTTTAGCGTATCACCAAGCGTGACAAGTGTCGCAAGCCCTGGTGTACGTTGCAAGAACGCAGGTTCTTTGCCCCCTTCGGGAATAATCTCAGGAAACAAATTAACCATGCGGTTATCCGCAGCATTAACGCTGCGGGCAACATACGCGGAGCCTAAGATAGGCGTCTTCATTAGTAGTTTCCAGCGAATATATTGTAGCGTTGACGTGTGGCAACAATCGAGTAAGGAATCGACATGATGTCGTTAGGATTGTTGATGCGTTTTAAGTTACGCTTAGACGTCATGGCGATACGCATGACAGTTGGTGGCGGTTCAACGCCAAACTCAGGCGCAATCTCACATGCCAAGTTGTAGCGAAAAGCTCGCAAATAGCCTGGTGGAAAAGCTAACTCTGTTGTCAATGTAGCGGGCGCCGTAAGCGGCGTCACCGACACAATATGGAACTCTAGTATTTTAGTAGGCACTGGATAGATCGTCATCAAGACGTCTGGGTAGTCCATATTGACCCACATTACCTGCGGATAAGTGGAAGTCACAGTCTTGACGGCGATGCCGTTGTATTGCTGCTGATTGATCTGTTTAATGCCGTAAGAAATACCAGACGCAGGGTCACGAAAGTAAGTTGCGTCGTCAATTAGGATTGGGCGCTCGCCTATGAAATCACCAGTCGGGCCAAGTGTGCGCTCAATAGCGCCAGGCGGCCAAGAGAAAACTTGATCTTGCGTGGAAAACACAGATAATCGTTCAGTATTCCACGAATCAATCATCTGGTTTAACGCGGATAAAGCATCGTTTGACGTCTCTGACGACGGAACCTCGCCCTCAGCCAACACGCCGAGCAAGCGCAAAGCGCCGTTAATTTGGTCATTGGCTGTTGTGGCCATGTTTACTCCGTATTTTTACGACGACGTTTTAGCGTGTTAACTGGCTCCACTACTTCAACTTCAGGTGTATTAGGATTGTACCTCACCCAGCCATTTGTTTCATCATATTTGGCTTCCATATCGGAAATGGCAACTTTTTGACCGTGCTTGGGATGTTTTAGATAAATGTTCATAATTTTCTAATCTAAAAAAAGGGGGACCTAAGCCCCCCTTTTTTTAGTTTAACCCCACAAACGAACCGCAGTGACAGGACGTACAGCGTTGTAGCCGTACAACACGTCAATACGGCAAGGCATACGGTCATTGTTGATGTCGTACTGACGCACGATACGCAACGAAATACCGTTATGGACTTGACGTGAAGCCATGTCAACACCCTGTGGCAACAACAAGTCAGCCGTAGCAAACGAGATTGCATCTTTATGGTATACCAAGTTCTGCGGATAAGCTGTAGCCGCCGAACCCAACATTGTTACAACAGCAGACGCCTGTGGGAATGAATCCACAGTAGCCAATGCGTTTGCAGCAGTGTAGAGTGCTGGGCTAATTTCAAGAGTGGCTGTCGAAGAACCGGCGCGCGCAGCAGTCACTGTGAACTGTTGGAGACTACCTGTTGATTGACGAGTCTGTGGATTAACAGCGTAAACACCAGCGATGGTGAACACGTCGCCGATGTTCCACGTCTTAGTTGAGCCAGTAAAGCTGATTGGCAGCGTAGCTTGGCCTTCAGTAGTGACAGTTGATGTCACAGTGATGGTCGTACCCCAGTTACCGTTTGTGTGGCTGCTGATTGACTGAGACATATTGATCTCGTCAAGACCCAAAATGCCTTCGCCCATCATGCCGTTCTTAAACTGGCGGCTGATAGTTCCGGTTGGGTTAAAGAGGCCTTTTAAACCTTCAACCAGACCAGCGTTAGCAGCAGGGCTTACTGTTGCGTAGCGGGTAGACATGGGTGCGGCAAACTCGTTTAGCTTTTGGTTAGCTTGAAGCAGAACCAAAGAAGTTCCTGGCGTTGTGCCAGGTGTGCCAACAGAGTTGTAGATGCTCTTGTAAGCAGTAGCGACATCGGCGTCAACCGAAGAAGCAAGCTGCGAAACGCGAGGCTTTAAGACACGCTCTGCAAAGTCGTCCAACTGCATTGTCAATTCGGCAGACGTAAAGTTTACGCCGATATGCTTTTGACTAGATACGGTCAGCGTTGTGAACTGTTCGTTGTCGTCCTGAACTTGCAGGGCGGCACCGTCAGTCACTAGCGCACGATCGGGCAGGCGGATACGCAGTGTTGAGCCAATCTTGGCGCCTTCAACTGCGAAGGAGTCGTCGTACTGGCGGTTAACGTTGCGGGTGAGTACAAGGTTGTTCTCAAGAATTTCAAGAGACTTCCGTGTAATCATGTCGATGGTAAGAAGGCTATTTGCCATGATAATTTCCTAAAAGTAAGTTAGCGGTTACGCAGCGCTTCCTGTTTCTTAATCTGACGTTGCCGGTCGGCTTCAATCCAATCTGACGTACTCATCGTTTTGATAGAGCGTGGGTCAGTTGTATCGTATGCGGGCGTACCCGTGCTTCTGGCGTTAATCGGACTAATCGGCGTTGGCGCGTTAGATGTTTTCTTAACTGGTGGGTCGGAGGCTAATTTAGCTTCCAATTTACCAATTTCCTTAGCTTGCATGAGGGGTGATAAACGGGCAATTCGTTCGGCCTCTTTCGGATTAGCCCCTAAGTGGTATGCCACATCAGGTCCAATATCAGAGGCTTGGATCGACTGAGCCATCGCGTCAGTGATTGGAAGGTTAGGGTTGTAAGCGACTTGCTCGAAGTCGTCGTACTTCTCCCGCGCTTTTTCTTCTCTGTCGTGATACGACTCTAAAAGTTCAGCTTGTTGTCTACTTTGCTCTCGTTGTGCCAAAAGTTGTTCGGCTCTCTGCGATGCAAGTGCGTCTACATACGCATCGGTCGATTCAAACTGTTCTGGCGCCACAGGAGTAGAAGTTGACATCTGGGGCTGCGCCCTTTGAGTCTGCTCTCTTTCCCATTTACGTTGCTCTCTTGCGAGCCTTTTACCGATCATCGCATCAATTTCAGCTTGGGAATACTTTTTTTCTTCCTGCTGCTCGACTTGATCTTCGGCTATTTCCGGCGTTTGTACTTCAGATACTGGGGCTACCGTAGCTTCCAGTTCCGGCGCGGGCACTTCCGCTTGGCTTACTTCTTCAGACATTTTTGTTTCCTGAGAAACCTCGGTCTACTGGGCCGATACAGTTTAATTATACGCCCAAGCCTCATCTGGCGCTACTACCCAAATATCGACTGTTACAGGCGGGATTAATGCAATCTTTTTATCTTCATTAACTTTTGGTTCGGGTATTTGATTATTAATCATAATGTAGGCGATGTCCAATCAGGATTTAAAACCCAACCACCTGCTGCTGTGTAGAGATACTTCCAACCTGTCCACTCTGCGGGGGCAGTCACGCTTTCAAATAAAGTGGCATTGCTAGAGTTGCAGTCGTCAATATATAGTGTAGCGGGGTCGCCAACTGTGGTTTTATCTGCGCCAATAACGACAGGAATGGAGTCGTCAAACAAGTAGAGAGATACGTTTGAACCGTTACGAACGATGGTTTTCATGATTTATCCTTTAACGATAAGTTTAGTTGAAGATACTGCTGTTCCTGCAAATACTGATGGTGTTCCAGCTGTTGTATTTAGCGTACCATCAGATTGTACATAATAAGAGCGCCCTGCCGTTAATCCCGATTGAGCGTCGTCTACTGCACCTGCAAGTTGAATTGTTGCGGTTTGTGTGTCAGAGTATGCACCATCGGAGATACCGATGTAGTTTTCGGAGGTAAGATTACTAGCCCCGCTCGTAATGACTACGCCATAACTATTAGAACCTTCCGCATACGCAGCCACTACCTTTTGGCTTACGCTATCATATATTGCCGATATTGGAACATTAAACTGAGGCTGAAGTGAGTTATAAGTTACCGTCGCAGAAAACGAAACTGATGTCCCAGAAATTGTTGCTATTTGTACGCTACCAAGAGCATTAAATGTTAAACACTTTCCTATAAATCCGTCATAAACAGACGTTGCAATACTATTCATTGAACTTGATTGAAAAATTACGGGCGTACCAAAAGAGATAGCAGTACCAGATACAGTTCCAATTATTGCTTCTCCGTAATTACTATTTGACCTGTCAGCATAAACAAAAATATGTTTTTGTGCATTTTTGTCGTATGCGTTTGATAGTGGTGTAATATCTGCTTTTACTAAAACTTTCGTACCAAAACTAATTGATGTCCCTGACACTGTTCCGACAATGGAATAACAATTAAAACTTGATTCTTGGAAAAAGTTAACAATTTTTTGAGCCGCAACGTTGTATGAAACTTGATTTCTAAAACTGTTAACATTATTAAATTGAACAGGTGAACCAAAGCTAATTGTTGTTCCTGATACTGTTCCGACAACTGCGAAACCATTGCCGCTAACATAATTAACTACTACTACTTTTTGTGCATTTGCATCATAGGTTGCAGACAACCAACCAGACCTACCAGAATAAAAAGTAACAATACTTCCAAAACTAATTGTTGTTCCTGATACTGTTCCGACAACTGACCGACCTATGCTTGCATTCCAGTCATCATAAAACAAAACAACTTTTTGTTGCAAAACATCATATACAGCGGATAATGGATTACTATTATATAGATTAGTACTAGCAACAACAACAGGTGACCCAAAAGAAATACTTGTACCACTTACTGTGCCTACAATAGCTACTGGGTAATAATTAGACTCTAAATAAAAAACAACTACTTTATTTGCGGTTTCGTCATAAACCGCAGAATTATATTTGACTACAAATCCTGCATATGAAACTCTTGTCCCAGCGCTTAGTGCTTGAGTAACTGTTATAACACTAACCGTGCCATCCGCATTAATCACAACAGTCGAGCCATCGGACAAAGACCCACTAGCCACAATCTCGGCTGAACCACCACCTGCTACAGCGGCAGTCGTCTGTACAGTAGCGTCTGCAAACTCAACCCCC